GCGACGTCCAAAACCCGATGTCGAGCAACGGTAAGTTGTTCTCCACGCAGGCTTTGGTGTACTCTTGGTACGATACCTGGACTGATCCCCTCGTTAAACGGAATCTGGATTCGTCCAGACGTAACTCCGTCATCAAGCCTTTGAAATTCCCCGAGTACCGATCGTAAAGATCGAGCATGAGAGGAACCCAAATGCTCAGATGGATTTTGTCTAACGTATCCGATACCCCATTTATTGAGGCATGCGATTTCGTCACCATCAATATTATCCTTCTTTTTAGAGGGTTGATATGTGACTCTCTTCTGCTTCCATCCTTGCAAATCTTTATCGTAATAAAGATCTGTTGAGAATAAGAGGCTGAAGAAAGCAACCCCGGTACCAGGATACCTGGTCCGAGGTATGGGACGTCGCACAACTTGGCTAACCATGTCACGAATGACCTGGGCCACGTGCCACATTCCTCTTAAATAAAAGAGGTCTGCGGTTGCGACCCAAGACATAACAGTGCCTGGTTCCCAGTTTCGTACGTTGTCATGAGGAACTTCACGAGCATATACAGGGTTAACTGCAACGCCCTTATAGAAGTCTCCTCCGCATGACTCTCGGAAATGTGAATTTCTGAAAGACTTGCTAACATTAACCTTTAGAGCGTAGCTCTCCAGGTTACGTACGACTGCATCCGTGTACTCTACAGGGACAATAATATCGTCTCCATAGATATCGATCTTTTTGGAATAATCCATAATCGATCGCGAACAAGGATGCCTACCATCTTGCTCATGCATAGCACTAAGGATCAGGGTGTAAAACACCATGGCCTCTACGGGAAAGCATAAAGCTGACCCTTGCGAGGCATACTTCCAAAGTACTATGTTAGTGCCATCTGGTAGAGTAGCATGTAGAGAACGCGCATCTTCCAAATAAGGAAGAAGCCCTGAGGTCTTAAAGATGCGTTGAACAAGGTGCAAATGCACCCGATCACTTGCATCTTTCAGGTCTATCGTTGATAGGCGTCTATCTATACTGCTACTGTAAGCGAGCCTCTGATTAACGTCCTGTCGTTCAAAACGAATGGAACGTTTAGTCAGTCTGTGACTCTCCAACGTCTTATATATGTAGTCTTTTAAAGACTGTTGCATATACATTACGTGTGAAGGTTCTACAGCAATGACTCGTGGCGCCGATTGCGTCTTTGGAACAAATATTATCTTTACCGATTCTTCATCGCGTATCGATAAATATCTGATTCCATTGAGCTTTTCGGAACTACCTGAGTATTCCGCTGCGATTCCGTAATTGGGATAGCAGTGGAGGTCACTGGGGTAGTTGTGCTCCGACCTGGTATTCCACTTTGTGATTCGATATCTCGCGTTAGCAAGACGACGATCCGCAGTGACACCAGGGCCGTGATGACAAACAAGATCAAGCCCATCAAGCTCAGGAAAAACCTGAGCCCAAAGGACTCTTGAAACCTTGTCAAGGATAATATCCTTTCTCTCTACTTGAGAGGTCATCATTCGGAGTTCGCCTTCTACTTCAAGAAAGTGAGCAGCAGCCTTAGCTTCACGCTTCGGCGAACAGCCAAGTTTTAGTTTCTTAAAGAAACGACAAACTTGCCTGATACAGAAGATAGTATCAGGACACGCATCTTGCAGTAGCCTACCATCCAAACTAAACACACGTTGGAAGAAACCTCCGAGAAATCGGGGGAGCCTTCCATGCCTACTAAAACTAGTTGGGCATGTGAACGTCCCAGTTTCGATACCTTGTTCAAGGGCATCAGATAACTGAGGAAGTGTTATCGTTAAGAATGATAACCCTTCGTGTTTAATACGATCAGCAATTCGTTGCTGATCGCGTTCTACGGACAAGTCCAAGTCGATACCCACTTGCGTGAGTAACGCTTGTACGAGCATGGTCGGTCTTTTCACTGTAACCTCCTTTTATAAGTAGGCTGCAGAACCGTAAAGGCTAGCTACGAATGGATGAATTCTAGATTAGAATTCGCCGCCGAGAATCTTTGTATAGTTGGCAGAAGTAAGCCAAGCTTTCAAAGCATCGATGGCATATCCAAGTTCAGCGTCCGAAAAACCAGCGCGTGGCTCGTCAACGACGAGATACACACTGAATCCCTTCTCGACATTAACAGCCGAGATCGGGTCTACCGCAATTTTCTTTTGCGATAGACGGACCTCACGACGAAAACGAGTAGCAGTAGTATTCTGCTTCGTCGTCATCTGAGTGTTGCCGTCAAC